AGCAGTTAAAGGCAAAGCCCAAGTTCCGCCCCCGGCCATGGCGCGGAATCCTCCCAGAACAGCGGGAGCGTCCTATGAAGCCACCCTCAAAGCTGGTCCCGTCACCCAGAGCGATAAGCCCCTCTTGGTCGCGACTAGCGAAGACATCCAACATGGCATTTTAAGCCGCATTGAGAAGCGAAAGCTTCGCAATAATGCCACACAAGTCGCAGATCCAGAGCTAGTTAGTTATTTGCGAAATCGGTTCGCATTTAAGCCCCGAAATAGTGATATTTGGGAAGCTATGCACACCAAGCTGACGAAACATCTGGAAACCTACGACCTCAAACACTTAACTGAGACTGAGATCTACCATCTATCGGTTAAGGCTGTGGCTGCTGCAGTGCCAATACCTGAGGAAGAACAGCGAGTGCGCGCTGAGCTTAAGGATGAGGCCACTCTAGAGGAAATGGAGAAACATCGAAAATGTTTCCAGGAAGGGAATGTCGGCAGAACTGGTGCCCTTTTCAAGAAAGAGCACAAGATGCCTGGCAAATCCAAATAGGAAATCCGCACCCTACCAGCAGTTTGTGTTAAACATCGTCCCGGCACAAACACCACTCTACCAGGAAGCTGGGTTAACGCTAGGGAATGCGAGTGCAAATGCAGTCGAAAATCCACCAAGCTCTTCAATTTTGATCTTGAAGAACTGAACCAAACTTTTGTTTGGACACATAAAAGTTGCGTATGTAATGAGTTGGTGGCTCTCAAGCAACGACATCAAATGGACAGCGGTGTGAGCTATACCTCCGATAGGAACTTGGCTAAGTGGCTCAAACCCCTGTTAACTGCCCTTGAACCTTGCAGTGAGGAAACTCTCATCAAACATAGTGCAAGCAACAAGCGCAAACTCCTGATTGCCGCGAAGGAAAGCCTAAAGGTCAAACCAGTGGACAAATCTGATGCGAGGGTTAAGATGTTTTTGAAAGCAGATAAAGCCCACGCTGATAATGAGTCCACCGTTGACTATGGAGCTCCCAGATGCATCCAGTACCGTAACAAACGCTACTGCCTTCGGCTGGCCACTTATTTACATCCAGTGGAAGCTGCTGTGTATAGGAAGGAGGACCAATCTGGAACTCCCATTTTCGCAAAGAGTCGCAACCTAACACAGCGCGGTCAGGACCTACGAGCCAAATTTGAACACTTCACAAATCCCACCATTATTTGCATAGACCACAGCAAATTTGATGCCCATGTCGGCGTTGAATTATTGAGGCTCGAGCACGGATTTTACAAACAATGTTTCGGGCCCGAACACCAACAAGAACTACATCAACTGTTGAGTTGGCAGATAATGAACAAAGGTTACACCAAGAATGGCACACAATATAAAACTCGTGGCACACGAATGTCGGGTGATCAAAACACAGGACTCGGCAATTCTATCATCAACTACGCTTTACTACGAGATTATGTAGCCATCAACAAATGGCGTGCGTGCTATTATATCGATGGTGACGACAGTGTCATTATAGTGGAAGGTGATGTGAAACCCACGGCAGAACATTTCGAACAATTCGGCATGAAGACCAAGATCGAGAGTGTGACG